GCACATGACGACGCGTTCCCGGGGCACAAGGACGTCGACCCGAGCTCGGCCGGCCCACCCCCCGACCGCCGCCGAGCACAGCGGCCCCGCCACTCACCCCCCGAGTGGCGGGGCCGCCCCATACCCCAGGGCGCTTAGCCCACGGGCTTCCACACCCCGCACCGCTCCGACGTGAACTGCCCGTCCGACTCACGGACCGTCACCGTGATCTCCCGCGCCGACGTCGCGAAATTGTTGTCCAGGATCTCCCCCGACGACGACGTCCGCTCCCAGTAGCAGTCCTTGATCTGGCCCTTCACCCGGTACGTGCCCGGCGGGATCCTGGAGAACCCGGACGTCTCGTCGTAGTCGAACGTGCCGGCCTGGACATCAGCCGCATCATTCGTGTGCGGCGGCTTCGACGACACCTCATACGATCCGTCACCAAACCACTGGTCGTACCGCCCCGCGACCGCCTCCTTCACCGCGCTCGTCCACTCCGGGCACAGCTTCGGCACCCCGGCCTGCAAGACCACGGCGCCGTAGCCGTCCATCTGCCCCGACTCAACCAGCCACTGCGGCCGCGTCGACGAGTCCGCCGCGCTGTCCGGCAACGAATCGCAAATGTCCTGCACAAACGCAGATGGCGACGTGTAGTGAATGCCTACCTGCCAGCCCTTCGAGTCGGCGAGCTTGTCGAACTCCCCTGCGGGTGTCGGCGGGTACTCCGGCTCCGCCGACACCGACGGCGCCGCCTCCGGAGCCGTCGTCTCCACAGCCGGCGACGAACTTGCCGCGGCCGACTTCCCGTCCGTCTTTCCCCCGCAACCAGCGGCCAGCACCACCACGACCAGACCAGCCGCAGCAGCCCCCACCCTTCGCACATGTCTCATGCCGCGCAGAATCCCACCCTCGCTCACCCGGGGGATGCCAAACCGTTGAATCGGGGATCATTCGTGACAGGCGCGGGGCCTGACCAGAGCGGGAGCCCCACCGCCATGCCTGCATCACGAGCCCAACGGGCCATCACCGCAGAACGACGCGCCCAGCTCATCCGGCTCCGCCTCGAGGGAGTCGCCTACGACGACGACCGCATCCTCCGGCTCGGCTACAGCAGCAGCCGGTCCGCCTCCAAAGACTTCATCCGCGCCCTGGAAGAACGCCGCGACGAGCAGGCCGCCGCCGCAAGCGTCTACCGGCAGCAGGAAAACGAACGCCTCGACGCCCTCCTCGAAGCCGTATGGCCAGCCGCGACCACACCCTCGCCCATCTACGCCAAGGACGGCACCTACATCGGTGAAGCCGTCGACATGAAGGCCGTCGACACCGTGCTCAAGCTGATGGACCGCCGCGCCAAGCTCAACGGCCTCGACATGCCCGTCAAAGCCGAGGTATCAGGGCCCGACGGTGGACCGCTACAGATGGGGCCCGCCACCTCCGCCGAACTTGAGGCCCTCATCGGGCTCGGACGGGGATCCCCGACGGCGACCACCCAGTCGGATGACGAGTCGCACAGGGACGTGGAAGACGAGGACAGTGACGCGTAACCGCGACCTGCTCGACGCGTACCGGGCGCTGCCCGACGACCAGCGTCTCGAGATTGCCCGGTCCGCCTCGCCCGAGCTGCGCCTTGAGCTGATGCGGGTGGAACGGGAGATGGCCATGGACCGCTCCCCAGGCGCGCTTGCGGCGATCCTCACCAACGGCAAGGAGATGCAGGCCCGCCACCTGGACCTGGTCGACCAGGCCTTCCAGCGCATCGCCGCCGGCGAACGCGTCAAGGTCATGCTCACCATGCCTCCTCGACACGGGAAGAGCCGCCGAGCCTCTCGATGGGCCCCAGTTTGGTACCTCCGCCGGAACCCGGACCACCGCCTCATGTTGGCCTCGTATAGCGCCACCCTGGCCGACGACCACGGCCGCTGGATCCGGGACACCATCACGGGCTACGCCGACGTCCTGGGTATCTCGCTGAACCCCGCCTCGCACGCCGCGAACCGATTCGACATCCAAGACCACGAGGGCGGAATGGTCACCGCGGGCGTAGGCGGAGGACTCACGGGAAAAGGAGCGAACTGTTTCCCGGATCAGACCCTGGTGACAACTGAAATCGGTAGAATTCCCATAGCGGATATCGTGGCTATGGGGGAAAAGCCTCGGGTCCTCTCCTTCAATCACGCGACCGGGCGCACCGAATGGCGCTCGATCCTGGCGACGAGGACGACTTACACCGATGAGCTCTGCGAAATCACCAGCTCTCGTGGGCATAGAGTACGGGCAACCGGAAATCACCCCTTTTATGTCCCCGGATCCGGTTACCGGGAGGCCTCGTCTCTACGGCCCGGGGACCGGCTTGGTGCGCACAGTGTCCAGAGCGAACCGCCTGTGCATCCTGTGCGGCAAGGACAAGGGACCCGTCGGCCGAGGGCCGTCCTGTCTCGACTGCTACAACCAGGTCCGTTCGGTAAAGATCCTGCTGCGGTGCCTCTGGTGCGGCGACGAATTCCGCAAGCCCCGATACGAATACAACAAGGCGATTCGGCGGGGACACTTCTCGTTCTACTGCTGCAAGCCGCACTCACAGGCTCACCACGCCATCAAGAACGCCCGCCAATGCGAGCAATGCAACGAGCCGATGCCGAAGAAGGCAGCCAACCGGTTCTGCGGTCGGGCCTGCATCACCGAGTCACGGAAGCACCCCGAAAAGCCATGCACTATCTGCGGGGTGTTCTTCCGGCCGCTGAGCAGCCGCACCGTGTACTGCGGCAGGACGTGCGCGAACAAGGCTCACTCACTGCGAATGACCGGGGACGGGAACTCCCGCTACAAGGACGGCACCAGCTACAGCAAGTGGTTCCGGGAGGCACGACCGCTGATCTTCGAGCGGGACAAGGACTCGTGCGTCGTCTGCGCCAAGCCGTTCCAGCCCATCAACTTCACGAGGAACGGCGCGCCGGCGCAGAAGTCGAACTTGATCGTGCACCACGTGGACGAGGACCCGTCGAACAACCGTGTGGAGAACCTTCTCCTGCTCTGCTTCAGCTGCCACCTGGTACACCACAAGTCGTCCACGACTCCGTATCCCTGGTTCGGCGAGTTCGCACGCCAGGCGTCCGAGTCCATGACCTCCAAGTGGAAGGCAACAGCAACTTCTTTGCTGACGGCCTACTCGTCCACAACTGCCTGATCGTCGACGACCCCTTCAAGGGCTCCGACGACGCAGAGTCCCAGACCCAGCGCGACCGGGTCTGGGACTGGTGGCAGTCAGTCGCCCTGACACGGCTCGAGCCCAACGGGTCCCTGGTGGTCATCAACACCCGCTGGAACCCCGACGACCTCTCAGGCCGCCTCCTGGAGGCCGAAGGCGACGAGTGGACCGTTCTCGACCTACCCGCCCTGTCCATGGCGGACGACGACCCGCTGGGCCGCGCGCCCGGCGAGGCACTGTGGCCCGAGCGGTACAACGTCGACGACCTTGCGCGGATCCGGCGAGGCGTGGGCGAACGCGTCTGGTGGGCCCTGTACCAGCAGCAGCCCAGGCCGCTCGAGGGGGGCACCTGGCAATGGTCGTGGATCACCGACAACCGGATCACCCGTGAAGCGTTCCGCGGCGTGGACCTCGTACGCACAGCTGTCGCCTTGGACCCCTCCGGAGGCGGAGGGCATTCCCACGACGAATCCGGAATCATCGGCGGCGGCCGCGACGCGAACGGCCACTGCTACCTGATGGCAGACAGGTCAGGAAGGCTGTCAGCCGATGAGCGAGGCCGGCAGACGTGCCTGCTGGCCATCGAGCTGAATGCGGACGCCATCATCGTGGAAACCAACTACGGCGGCGACATGGCCCGTCAGAACGTCATCCAAGCCTGGCAGCAGCTTGAGCGGGAGGGGCTGACCGAGGGTCGTCTGATGCCACGGATAATCACGGTCAACGCCAAGCAGGGCAAGCGGCTCCGTGCGGAACCGATCGCCCAGTTGTACGAGCAGGGCACGATCCACCACGTAGGCGAGTTCCCGAAACTTGAGGGTCAGATGGTCACCTGGATCCCCGGCATGGACTCCCCGGACCGCATGGATGCCGCCGTGCACCTGCTGACCGAGCTGGCCGACCCCGCCTCAGCCAGCGTCGGCACCGTGAAATACGTGGACCGTCGCCTGGAGGGACGAAGGTAGGGCGCCCTCGGCCACCAGGGGGACCGGCCGGCCAGACGACCCGTACCCTGATCACAGGCGCGGGGCCTGTGTGCGGAGGAGCGCTCTGTGGGCCTCAAGTCCCTGGTCATCGACGCCTGGTCCTGGCTGAACTACAAGCCCATCTTCAGCGACCCCACCCTCGGCATGCCCAACCGCCGCGCCTTCCCCGAGGCCCACGCCTCCTGGGTCCCTCCGGCGGACGAGCGGCGCCTGGCCGCGTACAAGCTCCTCGCCGCCTACGACAACAACCAGGCCGGCGAGCTCGCCGAGGTGAGGGACGGGTTCTCCGCCCGCGAGCGGTGCGAGTTCGGCGACCCGAGCATGTTCATCGACACCCTCGTCGCGCACGTCATGGGCCGCGAGCAGACCATCACCGTCCCCGGCGCCGAGCAGGACACCGACGAAGCCGACGCTGCGGCCGCCGAACGGGTCCAGACCCTGCTGCGCGAGTGGGCCGAGACCGAGCTCCTGGCCATGCGGATGCTCCAGACGGAACGCAAGGCCGTGGCCCTCGGCGACGGGGTGTACCTGCTGTACTGGGACGCCGACAAGCGCCGGACCAGGCTTCGCAGCTACGACCCCGGCTTCTACTTCCCCGTGCTGCCCGAGGACGGCGACGGCGCCGACTTCCCCGAACGCGTCCACCTCGCCTGGGAGCTCCCCGAGGACCCCAAGCGCGGCGTGAAGGCCCGGATCCGGCGCATCACCTACGAGCTCGACTGGATCCGCCCGGCCACCGCCTCCGGTGTCGACCGCACCGGCCGGCCCGTACGCGCGCCCGTCCTGTCCGACCCCGTCGACGGCACCGGCACGGTTCCGCTCCTCGGCCAGGGCGACGTCTTCGACGAGCGGTCTGGCGGCATCTCCCGCCAGTACGCGTGGAACGACGAACCGTCGTACCGCACCTGCTACCTCACCGACGCCACCTGGGAACTCGGCGACATCAAGGGCCCCGTCGACGTCGACTCCCTGCCCATGGACGCGGCCCGCTTCGCGACCAGCCCCTCCGGGGAGGTCCTCGACCACCTCGACCTGCTGATCGACTTCATCCCGGTCATCCACGTCCCCAACACCGTCCCGCCGGCCGAAGAGCACTGGGGCCAGTCGTCCCTCGCCAAGGCGCTGCAGGTGTTCGACGAGCTCCAGGGCACCGACACCGACTCCTCCCGCGCGTCGGCCACCACCGGCTCACCCATGATCGCCCTGTCCGGCAAGCGCACCAGCACCCAGCGGGAACTCGCCGTCGGGCCCGGCGTCATCGCCGAGATCGGCGAAGGCGGCCGCATGGACGTCCTCGACACCTCCCGCGCCCTCGCCGAGCTCCGCAACCACGCCCACGACCTCGCCGACCGCGCCGCGAACGTCGTACGCCTCCCCGCCGTTTCGCTCGGCACCATGGACCCCTCCAAGGTCCCCTCCGGCTACGCCCTCGAACTGTCCCTGGGGCCGCTGGACTCCCTCATCTCCGCCATGCGCCTGGCCCGCGCCCACAAGTACGCCCTGCTGCTGAAGTTCGTCCAGCGCCTGTCCATCGCCGGGCAGCACCCCGACTGGGCCGGTATCCGCCCGCTGCCCGCTGAGCTGACCTGGGGCCCGTACACGCCGACCGACAAGGCCGCGGCCCTCAAGGAGGTCACCGACGCCTACACCGCCCAGGTCATTTCCCTGGAGACCGCGGTCCGGCGCCTGCAAGACGCCGGGTGGCCCATCGACGACGCCGAGCAGGAGATCCGGCAGATCGAATCCCGCAGCTTCGAGCAGGCCAGGTTCCTCGCCGACGCCCTCGGCAACCCCGACGAGGTCGCCTCGTTCCTCGGCCGCGAAGCCCCCGACGAGCCGCCCGTGCCCGTCGTACAGCTGCCCCCGGCCGCAGACGACGACGACCTCGATGACACCGAAGACGACACCGGCCAGGGGAGCGGGGGGAACACCCGGTGAGAAATGTGCTCTCCTTGATCTCAGGCGCGGGGCCTGGAAACTCCATGGGAGGACCTGCCCTCATGCGTCGCCCCGCGCACCGCACCACCCCGGCCACCGCCGCCTGGGCCCACCCCTACACCGG